TCCTTGGTTCCTTTTATGCCCTCGCGGATCGCTATGCAATGCAAGCTCACGCAGGCGGCAGGTTTGCGGCAGATGGCGATGCACAACGCGCCCGCTTCGTCCTTCGCAACAAGACGACAACGAACGCCGCAGTCGAGCTTTTCTTGGACGGCAGCGCAACCCGCCTCACGATCCCGTCTGGGAAATACCTCACAGGCACAATCAACATCGCTGGCATCAAGAGTGATGGAACCGCTGCCGCAAGCTACATTCGCCAGTTCTCCATCAAGAATGTCGCTGGAACTACCTCGCTCGTCGGAACCGTGAATACAGTAGGAACGGACGAAGCCGCCTCCACATCAATCAGCATTACCGCGAACGACACGAACGACGCGCTCAAGGTGGAGGTCACTGGAATCACATCAGAAACATGGCGTTGGGTTGCGGCAGTCGATGTCGTTGAAGTTGCATACGGAACATAATTATGAAAACATACGGAGTAATCTTCGCAGATGGAACCAAGGAACTGATTAGCATCGTGCTGGATGATGAGGGCAATCCCCGCATGGACACGCTCGCGCCTTACCCCACGCCGGAAGACTGGGTGGAGCCTACCATCATTCCTCTTATCAAAATCGACAGGCCCGCCGAAGGAGAATGGAACCCTGTCGTAGTTTGGTTCGCAGACCGAGTGGAGCGGCAATGGGAGCAATCTAACTAACTAATAATATGGCAAACGAACTCAACATCGCACTCCCGACAAGCGGGCTTACAGTTACCGCACAACTCTTTCAAGGCGGGGCTACATCAGGCTCTGCGATCTCGCTTACAGAGGTAGGCTCCTCTGGCTTTTACAGCGGTAATATGACTGGCTCTGCGGGAACCTACGAGATCGCCTTTATTGCGTCTTCTACGAATGTCGGGTCGGGCAGTATTGTTTGGGACGGCACGAACGAGGTTCCTGTCTCCACTCTTACGGCTGCACAGGTCAATACAGAGTGCGACACTGCGCTTTCCGATGTTGGACTTACTTCAACTGTTACAGGTCGTATTGACGCTGATATTTCAAGCCGTCTTGCTACAATTGGATACACAGCTCCAGCAAATAGCGACATTACTGCTATTAAGGCAAAGACGGACAATCTTCCTGCATCGCCTGCTGCAACTGGAGACATTCCAAGTGCCGCTACGATTGCCGACGAGGTTTGGGATACACAGACATCCGCGCTGACTACCAGCGGAGCGATTGGAACCCGTCTCAAGAACTCATCGACTGTCGCAACAACTGGAGCGCAGCTTGCCGCCGCGTTGAGCTAATGCGTATCGTTGCCCCGCTGATCGCCTTATTGTTGGCGGGGTGCGCCACGAATCCTCCAGTAGACCAGCCTTACTTCGCAGGGAAGTATCGGAACGCTTGCTTGCCCGAAGCGATTGTTATGGCGCAGGGCTTGCGCGGGAGCGGGATTACGGCAAGAGTGCTGACGATCTACACCGACAAGTGGGGTCACGCAGTTTGCGTTTACTTCTATCCGCCGGGGCAAAACAAGATGTGGGTGTGGGACTCTTACTGGAAGAGCGTGAACCTCCGCGCTTGGGCAGACGATCCGAACGATGTAGCCAAGGCGTGGATGCGGTGGACGGCAACGGACGCGAAGCTGAACTACGCTGTGTTCCAAGACTAAATTTGCTTGTTCAACAATACTTAATACTTTAAATCTAACGATATGGCAGCACTTCCAACATTAGGCGACGGGCAGAACAACCTTCTTCGCAAGATTACCGAGAACACGTATCAAGGTTCTTTGTCGGGGCAAGGCTTCCAAATCCCGCCGTTCGACGAGATCGACATCAACTACTACGGAAGCACAAACAACATATCTCAAGTCGTTTACAAGAAGGACGGCAATAACGTAAAAGTTCTTACCTTAACCTATGTCGGAGGAGGCGTTGCGGACAACGACAGGATCGCAACGATTGGCTGATGGCTTGGGTCTTCAATCCTTTTACAGCTAAACTGGACTTCGCAGGAGGTGGGGGTTCGCAGTATATCGACGGCGAGGTGCAATACTACGCCGATCTTCCGATTACTGTTGGAACACCTCCAGTAAACTCCGCTTATCTCGTCAGGGAGGCATCCGGCACTTGGTTTGTCGGCAGGCATCCGGCGGGCATTTACATCCGCACAGCAAATGCAGGAGCCTCAACCGACTGGACATACGCTGGAACATTCCCAGATGTCTTCTCGGATGCGAACTTTACGATCTACAACGACGCGAACTCCTCAAAAGAAGTGCAGTTCGACGCCTCTCTTATCAGCAACGCAACGACTCGGACGCTGACTGTGCCAGATGCCAGCGGAACAATTAAACTTTCGGAAGAGGTTCGCAGCGACTTCGTTACAGATACAGCCTACATCGGAACTGCTCCTGTCGGCTCTGCGGAATCCGCGAATGTGTGGACGATCTATAAAATCGTGATTGATTCGGGAGGCAATATCACCTCTACTACGACCGCAACGAATGTGGCTTGGGATGACCGACTGACCGCTACATACAGTTGACCAATTTGAAGGAAACAATTTAAACATTACTCAATATGAATATAGACGGCGGCATTAGCACACCAGCACACGGATTTCTCGGATCACTCACAAGCATACTTGCGGTTATGATATCGCTTTTGCCGGACATCGAGGCTTGGCTTCGCATTACATCTCTGGCATTCGGCACAGTTGCCGCGATTGTTTCGATCTTTATTATGCTAGAGAAACGCAAAATGGAGAAAGAGAAACATGAAAAGTATCGTCGTTAAAGCATTGGCGTTCCTTACGGGCGCATCCAAGTCAGTATTAAACTTTATCCTTCCTATTCTGCGGGACAGCACGAGCAAGTTGCTCGCAGATATTCTTCCTATCGCGCTGGAGATCGTTGCCTCGCTTGTGGACAGCAATAAGTCCAGCGAAGAGAAGCGCAGGGCTGCGTTTGTTCGTATCGAGACTGCCGCCAAATCTCGCGGTATTGAAGCCGCCAACTCGGTTATCAATCTCGCAATCGAGCTTGCAGTGCAGAAGATTAAGGATAAATGAGCGACGAGGTTAAGGCTTGGTGGCAGAGCAGGACGATTGTAGGCGTTATCGTTCTTATCCTTGCGCAGGTCTTAAAGTATTTCAAAGTCGATATCGTCAACGAGGAGCTTACAGAAATCGTTGTTCTTACATTGGACTTCATTGGTGCAAGCCTAGCGATCTACGGGCGGGTTAAGGCTAGGAAGACGATCAAGCGCACTAGACCAGGCGGTCCATTCAATCCCAACGCCGAGGTTCGCAAGGCAAAGCCAGTCCGCAAAAAGCTACTCGGCATCTTCCTTCTCTTTATTGTTGCCCAAGCAAATGCATCCGAGATCCCATACCCATCACACGTTTGGTATTCCAACCCGATCAAGGTCTGCGAGATCGAAGACAAGCGTCCCTTCCTAGTGCGTTTGGTAGACAGTTTGGTTTTCAGCATCGCATTGTTCCCGATCAAGGGAGAGATCAAGGGTAACGCCGACTTCTGATGCGCTCTACTCTTGCACAACGCTTGGAGATGGCGCGGTTTATTCTGTCTGTCGAGGCAAGGCGAGACAAGAACGGCAATCTGCGGGTCTACAAGTTGCCAACAGCAGACGGAGGCGGAAGTTTTGAAGTTGCCGGAATCAACGACGGTTATCACCCGCAAGCCGCCAATGCTCTCAAGACAATGCTGGAGCAAGGTCGATTCAAAGCGGCAGAGGAATACGTTGTCGATTACCTTGTTTCCTACACCGACATCGTTACGAAGTGGACCCAGCATCCAGCAATCGAGGCATTCCTTCGGGATTCGGTCTTCAATCGCGGACCTAAAGGTGCGCTGCGTATCTTGCAGATTGCTCTCGGTGTAATAGATGACGGCAACTTTGGGCCTAAAACCCGCGCTACGTTGTCGGAAGCGTTGAAGAACCCATCCACCCTACTCAAGGCATTACGACGCGCTAGAGAGGCGTATGAGCGCAAGGTAGCCCCACCTGTAGGAGCTAGAGCCAAGTTCTGGCAGGGGTTGGTGAACCGCTGGAATAAAGCATACGATTTTGCCCAGCAATATATCATTTAACGATACATGAACGAACAACAATACAAGATATTCACACTCGCACTCTCTGCTCTATGCACAGGGTTGATTGCGATCTACGGGATAATGCGACTGGCGTATGAGTAGCGAAGAGCAGGTTAAAGCCCTGCAAAAAGAAGTTGCGATGCTGCGGGAAACGCTTGCCAAATGCTTGAAGGCAAGGCAGGTTAATCACATCAAGCAGATTATTAAGGAGACATTGTATGGCAGTTCCAGAACGAGTTAAAAAGTTAATGCAGAAACACGGGCTAAAAGGTGTGAACCAGCCCAAGCAATTGCGCGATAGCTCCGACAAGTCACACATCGTAATGGGTGCTGACAAGGGGAAGTATAAGTTGATCCGATTCGGACAAAGAGGTGTAAGCGGAAGCCCGAAAAAGGAAGGCGAATCGGAGGCATATCGTAAGAGACGGGAGTCTTTCAAAGCCCGCCATGCAAAGAACATTGCTCGCGGCCCACTCTCTGCGGCGTATCATGCGAACCGAACGAAGTGGTGACAAATCAACGCTTTACGTAATCGCATAAAATTTTGTTTGCATTTCCGCAGTAATCCACTAGCTTCCAACGCATGCCCAAGCGAGTCATCAGACGGTCGCTAAAGATCAACGACGAGAAGTGGAAGGTTGTCTTCCGTGCCCCAAAGAAAGGCGACGACCTTTTCGGCGAGATCAACGAAGGCGACCAAGGACTCTGCTCCTACTCGACTCAGACGATCTACATCGAACCTAACGACGAGGCTCTTGCTACTGGTATCCACGAAATACTCCACGCTGTTTATCCAGACTTGAGCGAGGATGCGATTGCCAACGGAGAACAAGTGCTGATGAAGTTCCTTTCCATCTTCCCAGAAGAACTACACGTCAATAAAGAAGAAGGTGTTGAGTTATGAAAATTCCTGAACGCGGATCGTGGTGGACATTCCGAGGCAATCAGCAGGGTTGCGGCAAAGAACAGCAGGTTATGGAGGCAGACAAAGCTTCCGTTGTTTCTTGGGGGAACGGATGGACTTGGTTTGGTCCGACCCACTTATTCCTTCAACTCTTCACCCCGGCTGAAGGCAAGGAGGCAAAAGCATGAGCCTTCGTTACGAACAATGTTACGCACTCTACAAGACGCGGGAGTTCCTGCGTGATCTCCTATCTACCGACACACGTCCCAAGACTGTGAAGGAACTGAAGGATCGCGCCTATTCCTGCCTAAAGCATTTCCCTTTCCTCAAGGAAAACGGCGAGCCGATCTTCTCGCAAGACGACTTTCCCTGTCCGCCGATTAAACGTTATGAGCAAAAACCAGAAGACGAACACACGCTTCCAACCGTTTAACGTTGGAAAGCAATGGAAGAAGTGGATGGCGGTTAGCTGTTCACACGGAGATCACATAGACCCAGAGGCTAGAGACGCCGTGCTTGCGTTCCAAGAGCGGTGGAAGCCGGATACGACGATCCACTTGGGAGACTTCGTGGATATGGCGGCAGCTAGGTCTGGCGCGATGAACGATCCCAATGCCTCAGATCGGGCGGCAAGTATCGCTGACGATCTCGCTGCTGGCGTTGACTTCCTCTCAGAACTTCGCCCCCAACATATTCTCTACGGCAATCACGAAGACCGCCTGTTCAAACTAGCTCACTCTCCCAACGCTCTAGCCGCACATGCTGCGACTATTGTTATCCAAGAAATCGAGAAGCTGGCGAAGAACCTGAAGGCGCGGACGTATCCTTATGACATTCGCTCGTATTGTCCTATCGGCGGTTACAAGTTTATCCACGGGTTCATGTATAACCAAGCGGCCATCCGTGATCACGCCGAAACCCACGGCAACTGCGTAATGGGGCATCTGCACCGCGTTGGTATGGAGCCAGGGCGCACCTTGCAGAGCGCGACAGCATATTGTGTTGGAACACTTATGCGCCTTGATGCCGACTACGCCAAAACCAAACGGGCAACGCTGGCTTGGAGCCAAGGATTTGCTTACGGATTCTACACAGACACACAACTAACAGTAAACCTATGCGAGAGAAAACCAGAAACACCGTGGATGTTGCCGCTGTAACTGCGGCTTGGGATGCGTTTTTAGCTAACGCGCTTCCTGTAAGCAAAGAATCGCTTAACGAGCAAGGCTGGAAAGATGCCGATGATCTTGAGGCTCTAGGAATATATTGGAGGGCGCTCAATAAAGCAATAGAATCTGGAAGTTTAGAAAGCAAACAATTTACCCTTAAAACCGGAAAGGTTGCAAGCAAGCGCACCTTCTATCGCCCTAAAGTCTGAAGGCTCCCGAAGGAGCCTCCAGAGGATGAACACACATACTGAAGCAGGGTAAAAACCATAAAAGCCCCGCTTGTGTTCAAAGCTACGTTGAACTGTTTAATTCGTCAACCT